TGAAGGTCTCGCCGTCCTTGCTGAGAAAGACATCCACGCCGGACTTCCAGAGCTTGTGAGAACCGGCTACCCACGCGGCTTCACGGAAGCCGGTCACCGGCAGGGAAGGCTTGCCGCGCACCTTCTTTTCAAGGAGTTTTGTGCCGAGAAGCGGCGCGGCTTTCTTTGCGTCCTTGCCGTACAGCTCAAAATAGCCGTTCTGGGCAAAGCAAACCAGCGCGTCCGGATGCGCCTTTTTGACCGCTTCGTACTTCCGAAGTTCTGCAACGGGCAGAGGCGAAAGCGCCTCTGTCATTTCTGCATCCGGCAGTCTGTCACGGCGGCTTTTCTGTTTGGACAGCACTTCCGCCAGAGCATCCGCGTCCTTCGGGAGCGTCTGGTGAGTTTTGACGCCTCCATGCTCACCGACCAGAGCCATTGCTGCATCGAAGCTGCTGCGGCAGGGGGCTTCCAGCACAAAGCCGTCTGCAAAGGTCAGCCGGTCGTGATCCGGCGCAACCGAGTTCTGCGCCACATTTGCCGCCTGTTCCCGGTAGTTGATCTCAAAGACATCTCCGAAGACCTTGCCGCGCTTAACGGCTTTCGGGACAATGACACGAGCAATGCACTCGTCGTAGGTCTGTTCCGCGTAAAAACGGAAGGTGTTGTGATCTCGCGTTCCCTGAATAAAGACTTGATTTTCATTGAGGCAGTGCGTCCCATGCGGACGGCAGAACCACATCAGCGTCTTGTCTTCGGGATTCCGGCTTTCGGCAGCGCGGCGGATGATGCGCTTGTCGATGTCGAAGTCTTCCTTGTAGCTGTCTACATGACTGTCCACGAGCTTCTGCAGCTCCGCAATGATGTCAACGTCTGTGTATTTCTTCATGCGTCTCCTTTCTCACAACTCCATGTCGTGCGTTTTGGATTTGACCTGGGACTTCTTCTCCGGCTGCGTTTTCGCGGCAGCTTTGAGCTGATCACGGATGGAGGGCTTTTCCTGTTTCTGCTCCTGCTTGACGTATTCCAGCGTCGGCAGCAGCTCACGATAGCAGCCCTGTGTTTTCCGCGTCGCATGACGGCGATGGATTTTGAACAGCGGCTCACCATTCTGCGTGACCGTGTTGCCCTCAATCCTGACGCCGTTCCGTGCCAGCAGATTGAAGGAATGGTTAGAGGCGCGATAGGACGCCCGCATACCGTCGTTGTGGTAGGCAATCTGCCCCTTGAGCGTGTCCATGACTGCGGCTTTGATTTCCTTCTCTTCGGCAGTCAGGCGGTGCGCCTTCGGTGCTTTTGCCGCTTCCTCCGGCAAGGGAGCAAAGGGAGACTTGACCTCCACGGTTTTTACCTCAATCGAGGTGATCTCATCGTTCTCCCATGCAACGACCTCTGGGTCTCTTTCCTCCGTTTTCTCAGAAACAGCTTCCTTCTGGGGTTCGGTCTGCTGGCGGAACGCATCGACGAAAAGTGCCGTCAGTCCGGGATTGGGTTTATCCACAAGGAAGCGGGAGGCGTTTTCGGGGCAGACATCAACGGTCTTCGCCCATTCCTTGAGAGGCTGGGGAATGCGCCCGTCAAAGTCTTTCTGCTGAATGGTGTTTGCGAGGACATACCGGACGCGCTCCGAAGAGAACTGCTCAAGGACGCTTTTCACGGCAGCATCCGCATCCAGCCGGTTGTCTCCGTAGTTAGAACTGATTGCCGCCTCAATCGCACGGCGGCATTCCACGTTTGCAGCGAGAGAAGCACGATATGACTCCAGCTCACCGGCTTCATAGGCATAATTCGCCGTCTCGCGGTAAATGGGGACTTCCGGCTTTTCCTTCGGAACAGCTTCCTTTACGGGAGCTTCGACTTCCATCTCTGCGGACTGTGCTTTCTCTGCCAGCAGCACCTTGAGCTTGGCGTCAATGCCCTCGATCATCTCAGCCGCCGTCTTGCGGATGGTGTCCAGAGAGCTTTTCAGTTCCTTGGTTTCCTTGCCGGATGACCAACCGGCGATGTAACCGAAGGAATAGTCCGAGGTTTCAATGCCGTACCGTTGGCAGACGGTGTAGGCAACGCTTTCCGCTTCAACCTCCTTGGTGTGCCGATCCTTCTTATCTTCGGGAGTGGCTTTCTCGTCTGGCTTGACGGCGTGGAGCTTTGCGTGAGCAATCTCATGAATGGCGGTCTTGACCGTCTGGATTTCGCTCATGCCTTCCTGAATGGCAATGCGGCTTTCAACCGGAGAGAAGAATCCCTTTGCACCGCCCGGAATGTCCTCAAAGGAAATAGGGACGGGAGACTCCTGCTTGAGCGCATCGAAGAACGCCTCGTAGTTTTCAACCGTGCCTTTCAGCTCATCGACGATGATGTCCGGAAGCTCCTTGCCGTCCGTCTGGGAGACATCGAAGACGCTTACCACCTTGAAAGCAGGATGCAGAACTTCAACTGTTTCTGTGACAGCCTTCCCATCTGCGCCGATCACCGGCTTCTGCGTCGCGGGGTCAACCTTTTCACGCTCTTCCTGCGTCTTGTACGGCGCGGGCGCAAGAATCTTGATGCCCTTTTCGCCCTTCATGACCTGACGGTCAAAGTTGCGCTGCCACGAGGTATAACCGGCAACATAGGTTGCCTCCGGCTTCTGCATCGCAATGAGCAGCGTGTTGTTGAAGGAATAGTTGTAGAACTTGGACATCGTGCGGAGATATTCCTTGAAGCGCTCGGATTCAAAAAGCTCCTTGATGCCCTGTTCCAGCTTGTCCGTGATTTCGCGGACTTGCTGTGCATTTCTGTTTTCAGCCATCTCAAACCTCCATTTCATATTTGCTTTGGGGAGATGAGAACCCCGTCTGGGATTTGCTCAATAAACGAGCCTTTACCTCAGACGGGGTTTCTCTGCGTGTCAGCCGACGATGAAAGATGTTATCCTCGTTCTCCCATTCAATCAATCTGTCAAACAGCTCCGGGTGTTTTGTAATCATGTGCAGCAGCTCTTCATCGCTTGCATTGGGACAGAACCAGCAGCCGTTTCTCCGGCAGTGAGTGTAGATTGGGGAAAGCAGCCCATGTTCCTGACAGAGCTTGTAGGCGTCAACCTCGGTCATGCCGTACTTGGCAAGCAGACTGACCTTCTTCACGCCGTCCAGACGCGCAAGGCGTTTGGGTTCATCCTCCGCGATGCCGACATAGCTCACGGTGTCCGGAGAAAGCGCGGCATTGTACTTTCGGACGGGCGGGATTTTGCAGTCCCGATTGACCGCGCACATCCCGGCCCACGCAAAACCGCGAACCTCGCCCTTGTGCGGTCCGCGGGTGATGACATGATGAAATACGTCATCGTAGGTCTTGTCCGCATGGAGAATGGTGAACTTGATGCCCAACTCTTTTTCGCAGAAGGGCTTGAGCCGGTCATAAATGAAGTCCCGGTGTTCCGGGACTTCGCCGCTTGTGTCCTTATCAAACATGACCTCGCTGAAAACCGCCTCGCCCAGCGGCTCATTGTGCTGTGCAGCCAGCAGGAGCGTCGCTACGCTGTCTTTGCCTCCGCTGCAAGAGGCAACATACTTCGGGCGGCTCATCGGTCAAACTCCATCTTGAAGCTGATGTATTTGCCGCCGCTGTCATCCAGACGGATCACTGCGTCGTAGAGCTGGGGCTTCTTCGGCGTGTAAAGCCCGGTCACTCGGCACCAGCCCTTGTCCAGCAGCTCCTTTGCAATCTTCTTGGTCAGCTTCTTTTTCTTGCTGGAAAAGAACTTGTTGTCTTCCCACAGGCAGAAGGAGCATTCCTTGTTCGAGCAGTAGAAGTTGCCCTTGCCGACGTAGACCGGAGAGCCGCAGCGGGGACACTTGCCGATTTCCTCCTTGCCCGTGCCGAAACGCTGGGCTTCGGCGTCGGAGAGGAACGGATAGGCTTTCACCAGATCACTGGTCATCTGGACGATGCCACTGAGGAAGGTGTCTGTATCCGCATTGCCGCGCTCAATCCCCATGAGCGTGTTTTCCCATTCCGCCGTCATCGCGGGAGACGTGATCTGTTCCGGCAGGACGCAGACGAGGTTGCAGCCGTCCTTTGTGGGAATGAGGGATTTACCCTTGCGCTCTGCAAAGCCGGACTTTACCAGCTTTTCAATGATACCGGCGCGGGTTGCGGGAGTGCCGAGACCTTTCTTCTCGGTGTCATCGTCGAACTGATCGTTTCCGGCAGTCTCCATCGCAGACAGGAGCGTGTCTTCCGTGTACTGCTTCGGGGGTGTCGTAAAGTGTTCGGTGACGCTGGCGGACACACCATCCAGAACATCGCCATCATGGACTTCGGGCAGGGACTTCATGGGATCGTCCTTTTCCTTCGTCTTGAGGGAGGACTTGAACAGCTCTTCGATGGCTTTCCATCCGTTTTGAACGATGGTCTTCCCCTTGGTTTTGAACTCGTAGCCCTCGCAGGAGAGCGAGATCTGCGTTTCTGCGTAGGTGTGCTTCTCGCCGGTCGCACACAGAAGGCGCATCCCGATAAGATTGAGGATTTTCTGCTCCGACTGAGGAAGCGCCGAAACATCCTGCTTTTCAAGCTGGACGGTCGGGAGAATGGCATGGTGATCTGTGACCTTGCTGTTGTCGGTTACGCGGGAAATGTCCGGAGTGACCGAAACGCCAGAGAAAAGCGGAAGCTGGCGGCAGACAATAGAAATGACCTGACGGGCGGTGTCCTCCATATCGTCCGTGATAAACTGGCTGTCCGTGCGCGGATAGGTCAGGAGCTTCTTTTCGTAGAGCGTCTGGACGAGATCGAGCGTCTGCTGGGCGGTAAAGCCGTAGTATCGGTTTGCCTCGCGCTGCAAGGTGGTCAGATCATAGAGCTTCGGAGGATTGACGGTTTTCGTCTCCCGCTTGAGAGAAGAAACGACGGCTTGCTTTTTCTCGCAAGCCGCCGCAATCTTTTTTGCTTCCTCTTTGGTTTTGACCTTTTCCAGATCAGCGATCAGATCGCCCTTACCAACGTGGACATTGAAATACTTCTCCTTCTGGAATGTGGAGATTTTCCCGTCACGCTCCACCAGCATTGCAAGGGTCGGCGTCTGGACGCGCCCGACCACCAGCTTCTTGTGATAGAGCGTGGTGAAAAGGCGGGTGCCGTTGATGCCGACAATCCAGTCCGCCTTCGAGCGGCTGAGTGCTGCTTCATAGAGACGGTCATATTCCTTGCTGTCCCGGAGATGATTGAAGCCTTCGCGGATGGCGGAGTCCTCCAACGAGCTGATCCACAGACGCTTGAAGGGTTTGGTGCATCCGGCTTTGTTGTAGACCAGCCGGAAGATCAGCTCACCCTCGCGTCCTGCATCGGTTGCGCAGACAAGCTCGGTGACGCGCTTGTCCTTCATAAGAGAGGACAGCACCTTGAACTGCTGAGCCTTGTCCTTTGTGACCTCAAACATCCAGTTTTCCGGAACAATGGGCAGATCGTCATACCGCCACTTGGCATACCGCTCATCGTAGGAGCTGGCGTCTGCCAGCTCCACCAGATGACCGAAACACCACGAAACGATGTAATTGCCGCCCTCCATGTAGCCGTCCTTGCGGGACGTCGCGCCCAATACCTTTGCGATGGACTGGGCAACGCTGGGCTTTTCAGCAATGACTAAGATCAATCTTCATCACCATCCGTTTCAGCATCCTCCGCAATCTGCGGCTCATCATCCTCGTTGATGTACGGCTCTTCCTCGTAGCCTTCATCGTCGAAGAAGTCCATATCCTCATCCTTGGGCTTTCTGCCCTTGACGAACTTGATGTAGTAATAAGCTGCACCCGCAGCACCGGCAAGGACAAAGATGACGAGGATCATGCCGACGTTGGACTTTTTTTCGGGCTTAGGTGCGGGGACATCGGTTTCTGCATTCTTGTCCGGCTCAGGCGTAACGGGGGCTGTGCCGGTGCATTCGCTCATGTTGGTCTTGCAGACCGGGCAGTCGGTGTTGACCTGACCGGCAGCACATTTCTCTTTGCAGTTACAGGTGGTCAGAGCCGCCGCAGTGTCTTCATCCAGCAGCGCAAGCAGATCACTCTCATCGACCATGTTGAGGAAGTACGTCTGGTACTGTTCCTCATCCTCGTTGATGGGCGCATCGTAGTCGATGACAATGAAGAAGGTGTTGCCGTTCTTCGTCTGGACTGTGATGAACTGCTTGTTGGTTGCCTTATCATAGAGCAAGTCGCGGGTGTAGGCGTTGCCCTCATCGTCAATCGGCTCACCCTTCGGCTTTTCCGGCGTGGTAGTGGTTTCAGGCTGCTGTTCCGGCTGGGTTGCCTCAGTGACCGGAAGGTTCTGCTCGGTATCATCGGCGTAGGCAAACGCCGTGACGGAGAAGCAGGACAGCACCATGACGCAGACCGCAAGGACGGTCAGAAAACGAAACTTCTTACGCATTGTCGATTACCTCCATATTTTCAGCGGGCTTGGTGCCGCCCTTCATGGAAGACAGGAACGCCATGATCTGATCCTTGTCCATCACCATAGAACGCACGGTATTGATGATTTCAAGGTTTTCCAGCTCCGTCTTCTTGTCGTACAGCTCCTTGAGCTGCCCTTCGATTTCGGACTTCTTCTTTTCAGCCTTCTCAATGTCGGAGAGGACTTTCTGATACTTGGGATTCATGCAAAACTCCTTTCTTTTAATAGGCGGGTCTTCCGAAGGCGTAGAAATGCTGCTGCCAATAGGAAGAGTTGATGGATGTGTACTGAATGGGGTCGCCGCAGTGGATCATGACCCCATCACCGACGTAAATGCCGACGTGGGACACACCGGGGGTGTCATACGTCCCGACGAAAAAGATGAGATCACCGGGCTGTGCGTTCGCCTTTGAAACCGGCGTACAGACGTTGTTAAGCCCTTGTGCGCCCAGCCGCCCGGTAATCACAAGACCGCTGTTTGTGAGAACGTAGCTGACGAAGCCGGAGCAGTCAAAGGACGTGTCGGGATTGGAGCCGCCCCACACATACGGATAGCCGAGATACTTTTCCGCCTCGGTGATCAGTGCCGCAAACTTCTCGTCGTTCAGGTATTCCGGGTTGACATCGTAATCGGCGGGAGGATTTGTGATGTACTTGTCCACATAGGGAGAGTCACCGAACAGATCCTCGCGGTTGCCCAGCACCGACATATACGTTGCGTACATGGAAAGCTGTTCCTGAGACATGATGTAGACTGGGACATGGGAGAGATTGAAGTTTTCGAGCTTCACGTTGCAGATGTAGTAGTCATACGGAACGCGGTAGGTCTCCGTATGCGTGTTGCCGTCTGCATCCGTCCATGTGTCGGTCTCCGTGCGGTATCTCGTTTCGACGATGACCTCTTCGGTAAGGATGTACTGCTTTTCAAACAGCATTTGGAGCGTACCCTGCACCTCATCCAGCGTGAACTCGCCCTCATGGAGAGCCGAGAGAATGGAGATCAGCACATAGGGGTCATGCTCAATATCGTCCAGATCGAAGTGGTATTCATCGTAGTTGTGAGTGCTATCGTAGGTGTCGAGATAGCGTTGCAGCTCTTGCTCCATTTGGCAATACTGCGCCTCCGCACCGAGCATCGCGTCATCCTCGCTGAGATAGGAGGAAGCGATAACCGATGAGCCGGTAGAGGTGAGCATCGAACACGAGCTGATTCCGGCACCGAGCAAAACGAGAAGGGCAATTCCGATGCCGATCCAGATAAATACCTTCTTGTTCTTCTCAAAGAACTTCTTGATTTTGTCGGACGCCTTCTCACCGAGCTTCTTGCCGGTATTCTTTGTGGCAGTCCCGGCAGTCTGAGAACCGGCATTTCGAGCGGCGGCATACTCCTTCTTGATGCTCTGCTTCTGGTAGTGCTTGTTCATGTTCTGCTTCTTCATCTCAGGATGCTCCTGCTGATTTCTCTCATATTGGAGCTTCGCATCAGCAGCATCCGCCTTGTGTTCCAGCTTGGAGACCTTCTCATAAGGCTTGTTGACGCTGCTTTCCCGATGATGACGGAAATGCCGAGCGGCAGTCTCAGCGGCGATCTCCGTTTTATGCGCCGCCTCAACCGCCGTGTTTTCCTGCTCGACCTCATGGATTTTGCCGTGAATGCCGGAAGCGAGGGTGTCACCGACCTTGCGGACGGTTTTCTCCGTCTCAAATTGCAGCTTGCCTTTGCCCTTGGGCTTTTTCAGCTCATCCTCAAAATGAAGGCGGGTTTTGCCCTTGCCGGTCTCTTCATCGAAGACACGCTCTTTCTTGAGGACCTTGTGCGTGGGCAGCTTCTCACGGGCGGCGTCCAGACGCTCATGCGCCTTCTCAGACTTCCTTTCGAGCTTCTGCATCCGCTTCGTGGGCGGGACTGCATCGTCCGAGACCGGCTTTGCGGAGGCGGTTTCCGCCGCTTGAGTGAGAATGGCATCTGCATCCACTGCTTCAACCGCAGAGGTCTTGCGCAGCTTGTGCGTGACAACCGTTTCGGCAATCACCGTGCCGGTATGAGAAGAAACGCTGTGCTGCTCCAAAGCAGGAGGCTTGAACGGCGTTTCCGAAGGCAGCGGTTCAGTTACATTCTGGGGTGGATTTTCTGCCCTTTTCTCTTCTGTGACGGACGTTTCCGAGGGCGGCTGTGTGTCGTTATCCACGGCGTGTTCCGCCTGAAACTGACGCTGTTGACGGCGCATCTGCACCTTTTTCTGTTCCTCCGGTGAAAGTGCCTCGGAAGGCTCGACTGCCTCACCGGGCTTCACCAGCTCCGCATCTTCCAGCCGCTTTGACACACGTTGCTCGGTGCCAGCCGTCAGGTTTTCCTCAACCGCGCCTTCCCGCGTCATCCGCACGACTACCTTGTCGCGGGCTTTAAGCTCCGGTTCCTTGGACATCAGATTTCACCTCCAATCCGCTTGTAGGCAAGATCGGTGTATTCAGGGTTCAGCTCGATGCCTACGAAATGACGCCCCATCTGCGCAGCAACCATGCCGGTTGTGCCGCTTCCCATAAAGGGGTCAAGCACAATGCCGCCTTCGGGACAACCGGCGAGAAGGCAGGTCTCAACCAGCTTCGGAGGGTAGGCGGCGTAATGACCGCCCTTGAAGGGAACGGTGTTGATCTTCCAGACGTCGCGCTTGTTGCGGAGCGGATTGATGTCTGCGTCCTTGATCTCGCCATGCTCACGGGGGCGGTTGATGGACTGCGGCTGAGGCTGACCGGGAACGGGCTTGCCGTATTTGTTGCCGCCCTTCATGCCGCGCTTGAGGCGTTCTGCCGTTGCAGGAGCAATCGGTTCGGAGATCGCCTTGTAGTCAAAGAAATACTTCTTGGACTTTGAGAACAGGAAAATATGCTCATAGCAGCGGGCGCAGCGGTCTTTGACGCTCTCCGGCATGGGGTTGTCCTTCATCCAGATGATGTCGTTGCGCAGATACCAGCCGGTATCGCGGAGGGCAAAAGC